CTAGTACACAAGGGTCGAAAGCAACTGGTGAACGTTATCTACCTGAGAAAGCAATTAAAGCTTTATCTTCCAGTGAATACGCAGCCTCTACGGCTCTTAAACGAAAAGCAATTAGAGCAGGTAGACAAGTATCTAAACAGCCCAAAAAGATCGCAGCAAAAACGAGAAGCTATCGATCTTATTCATAGGATTACCGAATGAGTTTTTTACATACATTAAAGAAAGAAGAAAGAGATATACTTCGTATAGTTGTAAAGAAAGTACACTTCAAACATTACCCTGATCAATTCTGTACAGATTATGAAGCAGATAAAATGATTGCAACTATAGCTCCTGAGGTGGTAGAAAAGCTAATGAAAGTTGGCAAGGATATGAAAGTTGGTGAACTTTAAATATAAACCTGATGGAGAAGTAGCTAAGTCTTTTATGAAAGATGATACTTTTTTTAGGGGAATCCGAGGGCCAGTAGGGTCAGGTAAATCAGTAGCTTGTTCTGTAGAAGTATTCAGAAGAGCNTTAATGCAGGAGAAATCACCAGATGGCAAACGTAAAAGCCGGTGGGCTATCATCAGAAACACAAATCCTCAGCTTCGCACTACCACGATTAAAACTTGGTTGGATTGGTTTCCGGAAGAAGATTGGGGTAGGTTTTCTTGGTCAGTTCCATATACGCACAAAATTACCAANAGTGACTTGGAGTTGGANGTTATATTCCTTGCACTCGATAGACCTGAAGACGTNAAGAAACTNCTNTCATTAGAACTAACTGGTATATGGATTAATGAAGCTAGGGAGATTCCCAAGTCAATTATTGATGCATGTACTATGCGTGTGGGTAGATATCCATCTATGAGGGATGGAGGCCCTACTTGGACTGGGGTGATTGCAGATACTAACGCACCGGAAGAAGATCACTGGTGGCCGATCATGGCAGGTGAAGTTCCTATACCCGATCATATAAGTTCTGAAGAATCTAGGATGTTAGTGAAACCTGACAACTGGAAGTTCTATACACAACCATCAGCTATGATTGAGGAAAAAGATGAGGAAGGATTAGTTCAAAAATATAATCCTAATCCGTTAGCTGAAAATAAAAAGAACATGATGCAGAGTTACTATCCTAACTTGATACAGGGTAAGACTAAGAGTTGGATAGATGTATATGTAATGAATAGATTAGGTCATATTCAAGACGGCAAACCAGTATACAATATGTTTAGAACTGATGTGCATGTAGCTAAAGAAGAGATACCTGTTGCTGATGGGTTGCCTTTATTTATTGGATTAGATTTTGGATTGACACCTGCTGCAGTCTTTGGTCAAAAGGTCAGAGGTCGTTGGCTTATATTGCAGGAGATAGTTGCCTTTGATATGGGTATTGTTAGGTTCGCTGAGTTGTTAAGATCAGAGATAGCTTTGCGTTACGCTAACTGTGAAGTTAATATATTTGGTGATCCTGCAGGTGACTTTAGGGCACAGACTGATGAGTCTACACCTTTTCAGATATTAAGAGGTGCAGGACTAAAGGCTAGACCAACTCATAGTAATGATGTAGCTTTGAGATTGGAATCTGTGTCAGGGCCATTACAAAGAATGGTTGATGGGCAATCAGGAGTGTTAATAGATTTCAGATGTAAGGAATTAATAAAAGGCTTTGAGGGTGGCTATCACTATAGAAGAATGCAAGTATCAGGTGAAAGATATGAAGACAAGCCTGCTAAAGACAGGTTCTCTCATATACATGATGCATTGCAGTATCTAATGCTTGGGTCAGGTGAGGGCAGGCAAGTGATGGGTCAGTTTAAAACTATACAAGCATTCAATGCTAGAAGAGACTTTGATGTATTTACACGGCAACCAAAACAAAAAAGAAGACAAGGTCTATGGTCAAGGCTATAACATTTGTGCGTTGTGTAATATTTATTTAATAGGTATGGCTAAAAGAAAAGGAGATTAACATGTGTTTACCCGGTGGTGGCTCAAAAACACCTGCACCTGATCCTGAATTGGAAAAAGAAAGAGAATCTGAAAAAGCTAAAGAGCAGCAAAGACTGCTGAAATGAAGCAAGAAGCTTTAGAGGAAACTGTTTCAAGAAGACGTAAAGGTACAGGAAGAAGATCATTGTTATCTGGTTCAGGTGGTGGTGTAGGTTTTTATAACAGGTATTCATAATGCATGATATAGCCCAAGGCTTTATGGCAAAATACGAAAAGGCCAAGACTATCAGACGTGAGTTTGAAGAACTTTACGATGAAATCTTTGAGTATTGTTTGCCACAGAGACAGGGGTTTAAGAATTATACTCCCCGGTCAAAGACGAGATGATCGCATCTTTGATGAGACTGCTGTTGTTGGTGTACAGGAATTTGCATCACGACTACAGTCAGGCTTAGTTCCTAACTTTGCTAGATGGGCAGACTTTGTAGCAGGTGGTGAAGTTCCACCGGAAGAAGCTGATGAGATTAATAATAAGCTTGATGAAGTTACAAATTATGTATTTGAAATAATACAGACATCTAACTTTGCTCAAGAGATTCATGAATGTTTTATAGACCTAGCTCTTGGTACTGCTGTGCTTGCTGTTACTGAGGGTGATGCTGTAAACCCAATACGTTTTCATTCTATACCATTACCTCATGTTGTATTGGATGTAGGCCCTGATGGTAGAGTTGATCATGTTTATAGAGAAAGAGAATTAAAGTTTAGTGACTTACCTATTGCATATCCAAGAGGTTCTTTTACTGAACAAACATTAGATAAGATACAAAAATACCCTGACAGTAAATGCAAGATACTAGAAGTATCCTGCAAATTATATGACAGACCTAATGAAGAACGCTATAGCTATATGGTTATAGAGATGGGTGATAAGAAACTTATACTCAACGAAGAGTATAATGGTATAGGTTCTAACCCATTTATAGCCTTTAGATGGAGCAAAGCTAGTGGTGAGTTTATGGTAGAGGCCCTGCAGTCAATGCATTAAGTGCAATTAAATCAGCAAACCTTACAATAGAACTTGTACTTGAAAATGCACAGATGGCTATATCCGGCATATATCAGATGGATGATGATGGTGTTGTCAATGTAGATACTATTAACTTAGTGCCGGGAACAGTTATACCTAAAGCACCAAACTCTCAAGGACTCCAACCTATAAGAGCAGCAGGCAACTTTGATGTAGCTAACTTGGTTCTTAATGATATGAGAAATAATATTAAGCGTGCTTTATACAATGATATGTTAGGCGATCCAAACAAAACACCTGCATCTGCTACAGAAGTTGCTGAACGTATGGCTGATCTATCAAGAAAGATAGGTTCTGCATTTGGTAGACTGCAAGCAGAAATGGTTCAACCAGTATTGCAACGTGTAGTTTATTTGCTAACTAAGCAAGGCAGGATAGAAATACCAACTGTAAATGGTAGACAAGTTAAAATTAAAAGCGTTTCCCCACTGGCACAGGCTCAATCAAACCAAGACATTGTATCCCTAGATAGATTCCTTGAGATGGTCGCAGGTCGTTTTGGCCCTGAAGTGATAAACCTCCTAGTCTCTTCAGAAGAAACGGCAATCTATTTAGCCAAGAAATTTGGTGTGCCAGACATGTTAATCCGTGATGTTGGTGAGAGACAACGCATGGTTCAGATGGCACAGCAAATGCAACAACAAACAGGAATAGACCCGAATGCAAACCCAAGCATCCAAGCACTTGGGGGTTGATGGATACCCTCGCTCCAAGAACAATGATGAGAAAATATCTTTAGATTTAGCCAGTACATTTAATACTCCCAGTGGACTGGCTACCCTTCAATATCTGAAGTCCATTACAATAGAAGCTATAACAGGAGCTAACATAAGCTCTGATGAGTTAAGGCATCTTGAGGGACAAAGATATCTAGTGGCATTAATAGCCAAACGTATTCAACATGCAGAGAGGATAAATCATGGAAGAAACACAAACAAGTGAAGCTACTGAAGCACCAGTAGAAGCAACAACAGAAGTTGAAAGACCTGAGTGGTTACCTGAAAAGTTTCAGACACCTGAGGATTTACGTAAGTCTTATGATGAATTGTCAAGTAAGCTAGGCAAAGGCGAGGAAGAATTACGTGAAAAACTATTACAGGAATTTGAAACAGAAGCTTTTGCTAACAGACCTGCGTCTGTAGGTGAGTATGTTTTGCCCGAAGTATTAGATGAACAAGAAGCTGTAGATAACCAGTTGCTTGATTGGTGGTCTAACTATTCATGGGAAAACGGATTAAGCCAAGAGGAATTTGCTGAAGGCATTGAAAAGTATGCGACTGCTGTTATGGGTCAGCAACCTGATCTTGATGCTGTGCAAAAAGAATTAGGTGATAACGCAAATGAAAGAGTAGAAGCTGTTCAATTATGGATGAATAAGTTCTTTCCTGATGCCGGAATGCAAGAAGCTGTTGCACAGTTAGGATCAAGTGCTGCAGGAATAAAAGCACTAGAGCATATAATAGAACAAACGAAATCCTCCAATGTAGCAGGGCAGGGAACTATAGCAGGTCAAATTACAAAAGAAGATGTTGAAGCTAAGATGAAAGACCCAAGATACTGGCAACAAGGTAAGCGTGATCAAGCTTTTGTTCAGGAGGTCAATAATGAGTGGAAACGTCTTTACGGGTGAGGGTGATTATGGCCTTGCTGAAATAGTAAAGAGCAGACCTAGTCATGCTGAAAAGTTACAGCATAATCTAAGAGATACTGATTTAAGGGAATGTATGATTGCAGGCGTGTCTCCGTGGAGAGCATTAATGCAATCATCATTACAATTAGATAACGCAGAAACTTACACTGTTTTGTTAAGAGATGAACCGGTAATGATGTTTGGTGTTGTGCCACAACATGAACTTGTTGCTAGGATTTGGATGTTATGTAGCCCTGCAGTTGAAAGACATCCAAAAACATTTGTTAAATTATCACCATCTATTGTGGAATACTTTCAAGAAAAGTATTTTTTATTAGAAAATGTATGTCCAGTAGATCATTACAAGACGTTGAGTTGGTTGGAATATCTAGGTTTTGGGTTTTTGCCAACAGCTATTTCAAGTAATGGTTATCATGTTTTACGATTTGTGCGTTGTCAAAACTTATATTATATGCAATCCCTTGAAGATACACGGCCTGTAATAAGCTGACAGCCCTAACGGATAACTGGATGACGCTGAAAACAGACAACCGATAGCAACTATAACAACAAACTGCAATGAGCAGGGAAAGGACTAATAATGGCTAATACAATAGATCAAGCCTTTATTAAGCAGTTCGAGTCCGAGGTACATCTTGCTTACCAAAGAATGGGTTCAAAGTTAATGAACACTGTTCGAAACGTAAGTAATGTTGCAGGAAGCGTGGTACGCTTTCAGAAAATCGGTACTGGTTCAGCTTCAACTAAATCAAGAAATGGTATGGTTACTCCGATGGAACTAGATCATACTAACGTAGAAGCAACATTAGCAGACTACTATGCTGCAGAATACATTGACAAGCTAGACGAACTCAAGACTAACATCGATGAGCGTCAAGCTATTGCAACTTCTGCTGCTGCTGCATTAGGCCGTAAGACAGATGAGATTCTTATTACAGCTATGGATGCAGGTGCTAATTCAACTCAGTTACATGATACAGTAGTGCTTTAGAAAAAGCAGACTTGTTATCAGCTTTTGAAACATTTGGCTCTGCTAACTTACCGGAAGATGGTGGTAGATATATTGCTATGCATCCAAAGGGATTTGCTGACTTATTCTTAATTAATGAGTTTGCATCTTCTGACTATGTAGGTGATCAGAACTTACCATACGCAGGTGGCATGACAATGAAAGAGTTCTTGGGTTTCAAGATTTTTTCAACAACTGCTGTGACTGCAGGTAAGAACATGGCATATCATACAACTGCTGTTGGTCTTGGCATAGGTGCTAATGTAACTACAGAGTTAAACTATGTGCCAGAGAGAGTTTCACACTTAGCAACATCAATGATGTCTATGGGTGCTGTCGTTATAGACGACAATGGTATCTATGAACTTCTTGATAATAACACATAGGAGGTGAATCATGGCATTTACAGCAGGTAATTTAATACGTATTGGTGGTGGCTCAGGTCAAAACCTTTGGTATTATTCAACTACAGAGGCTCAAGGTACTATCGATGGAGCAGGTTATTTCAATAACGCAGCTAATATGTTGAATGTAAATGATGTAATACTTTGTATTACAGCAACAGGTGGAACACCGGTTGTGTCACATTCATATGTTAATGCAAATGATGGTAGCACAGTTGACATAGTCAATGGTGTTGCAATAACTGCTACTGATAGTGACTAAAAATTAAATGGCATCAACGGCATCCAATTCAGCGTTAGATATTGCATCAAGAGCCTTAGTGCTTATTGGTGCAGAGCCAATCACTTCATTTGAAAGTAGTTCGACTGAAGCATTGGTAGCCTCTAACATGTATGAGGATGTCGTTAGGTCATCTTTGTGTATATGTAGATGGAGATTTGCTACAGAGCAGGCAGTTCTTAATCAACTAACCGACACACCTACAGGCAGATTTGATATAGCACATCAGTTACCAAGTAACTTGTTGATGCTACATGCTGTTACAATTAATGATAATAAGATAAATTACACTGTATATGGGGATAAAGTTTTTTCTGATTCAACTACAAATGACATTTTGATAGCTGACTATACCTATAGAGCAGATGAAGTAGACTTTCCATCATACTTTTCTTTAGCAGTACAGTATTCTTTAGCTTCTGTATTTGCTACTGCAATAGCTAGAGATGATAAGCTTATGGAAATGATGGAAGTAAAAGCAGAAAGATTAATGGCAAAGGCTAGAAACCTTGATGGTCAGCAACAAACATCAAGAGTATTAACAACCACGAGGTTTAGAACAAATAGGTTAAGCTAATGGCTAGGATTAGAATACCACAAAATAGCTTTCAGTTTGGTGAGATAAGTCCTTCGTTAACCTCAAGAACAGATTCTCCAATATACAAAAACTCTGCTGAAAGAGTTAGAAACTTTTTTATACGTGGTGAGGGTGG